TGCATTCGACGAATTATTTGTATACGGTGGTCAAATCATCGCTAGTGCAAAGAAGATAGTTCCTAAAGCACTAGGAGTTGGTAACGAAAAGATAGATCACTCAGCATACATTCAAGGTAACACACAGATTGGAAAACCAGACGCTTTTTCAAGTGCTAGTGCTACTTTAATGGTTGGTAGAGAGGAAACTAAAGGAACGAGTCTTGCCATAAACACGAAAGGTAATCAAACAATAGATGGTGATGGTGGAACCGCTAATGGATTGAGAGTTAGTGGTGGTAGTTCAGTTGATGCGGTTTACGTAGTTGGTGATATGTATGTCACAGGTAAAGTAGATTGTGGTAATAAAGGGAGACTCGCATCAAGATTTGCAGCTGCAGACGCTTCACCCAAACCTTTTGATATAAAACATCCTAGTAAAGATGGATATAGATTAAGATACGCTTGTATTGAAGGCCCAGAGGTTGGTGTATATTGCAGGGGAAGAGTTAGAGGAGAAAAAATAATTAAACTACCAGACTATTGGAAAGATCTTGTTGATGTTGAGAGTATATCAGTTCAACTGCAACCGATAGGAGCACATCAAGATGTAATAATTAAAAGATGGGATAGTGAGTTTGTATATTTACAAGCACAAGGTGGATTGCCAATCAATTGTTTTTATCACATCTATGCTGCAAGAAAAGATGTAAATCCATTGTATGTTGAATATGAGGGTGAAAGTTGGAAAGATTATCCAGATCCAAACTTTAATCCAGATACCGCACCAGATACACCAAACTATAACGATCCAGAGTATAGAACCAAGAGAAATACTATAACAATTTGAAGAAACTAATTTATATACAAGATAATTTTTTAGATCCATCTTTGTGTAAACCTTTCATTGATCTCTTTAGTGTCAAGAAAGAGGATCGTTCTTTGGATGCTGTAACACATTCAGATCCAAATGAAACTCTAACATATATGCCAGAGTTTAAATTT